CTTTAAAGAGAGTCATAGCTTCTTCGGAATCTTCCTTACTAACATCTGCAGCAGCTTTCATCAAGTTAATACTTGTATCCGCTTCCAACCTGTCACGTTCAATGTCAAGTTTTTCACCTTCAACTACCATATCTTTCTGGAGCTTCGCTTGTGTTTCCATAGCTTTAAGATCAATCTCTTGCTGTTTAAGCTTGATTAGTGGATCTTCAGCTTCACGTTTCATTCTAGCTTCTTCGTCTTGGGCTAATTGTGCTGTCATTTTTGCTTCTATTTGAGCTTGTTTAGCAGCTTGAGCATTCACTACTTGTTCAATTTGTTGTTCAATCTGCTGCATCACTTGTGGATTATTTTTATTTTGTTGGGATGCTTGCTGTAATTTATCCATTTGTGGTTTAAATTCTTGTTGTACTTGTGCTGCAGCCATTAAAGATATATGCTCACAAATATGGGACTGTAATAAAGAATATACTTGTGGATTAATTTGTACCATCCTTGTAAACATAAATTCTGCATGTGCTTCTATATGTGCTGTATGATCTTGCATTGGAAATGCTTTAGGGGCTTTTCCATTCATCGCACCAGCATTCTCTGTTGAAGGACTCATTGGTTGTGGTAATTCTGGGTCTGGTTTCAAAATAGATTCTACATTACTTACTCCCATTGCATCATACATTCTTCTGTATGCTTCACGCATATTATGTAATTGAGGATTAGAAGTAGCTAATTGCAATTGTTGTTGGGCCAATGTAACACGTTGAGCCATTGAGAATATATTAGGATCTGAAATAGGAATAATATCAACACGATCATCAAAATCTTGTTGTTTAATTAATTTATTTCCTCCAACCACTTGGTATGGGTATTCAGGAGGCAAGTATAATTGAAACACTTTTGCTAATAATTTAAACTCAATTTTTTGAGCATAATGTAATCTTTTATGAATAGCGCTCATAACTTTAGTTCCTCTTTCAAGTATAGCTAAAGTTGTTCCCACTGGATTCTGCTCATTTCCTTCTCCCATTTTCATATCAGCAATAGCTGCAAAAGATTTTCCTGCATCAACAGCAAAACCTAATAATGCAAATAATGTTTGTGAAGGTTCTCTATATGGAAGAGGTAAAAGAGATTCTTTAATAGAAACACCAGTTACGTCTACGTCTCTAAATTCTCCAGGCTGCAATGGTTGATCATGATCACGTATACGCATTCCACGGGCCTTGAAACCTGCTGGAAGGTTAGCGAGAGTTCCTGCGTCAATCAGTTGGCGCAATACACTTGTCGCCGTTCTCGATAACCCACCTAGCATATGTATTAGACCAAAGCCGTAAAACCCTAGTCCTGGGAGGAACTTGTAGTGTACAAAATAATCATTCTTAGCAAAATTGGTATCCCCTTCTTTCCAGTTTCTTCTGATGGATAAAACTTCTTGTGAATATTCATCAATAGAAATAATGTAAGGAAGTTTAACTCCACTTTCATCTTCAAATCCAGGTACGTCAGCATTGACATGAATCTCTAAAATAGTGTGCTCATCATCTTTATCAGTGTACTCTCTTTGTACTCCTTCTAATTTATTTATTTTTTCTTGAACTTCACTTGTTTCAACTGTTCCACTCGGTAATTCAATGTCACGGTAGAATCCTTGAAGTTGCTGTTTTCTAATATCATTTTCACTTGTTTTAATAATATGTGTTATTCGATCAGCATTTTCCAAATCAGTAGCCATGTAATTAATTACTAAGTCTTCTCCAGTAATAAATTTAGCTACAGCTCGTTTTAATAAACCATCATAATAAACTTTCTTAAATGCAGATCCTGCCAGAGGAAGGTAAAATAGTAATTGGTCCATATCAGGGTCATATTCCTTCATTATATCAGTTATCTGATAATTCATGAATTCCTGTACACGCTTGGCTTGATCCTCCACTTCTGGAGTAGCCATTCCTACAATTTGAGTGCGAACGGGGCCGCTTGGGGGGAGAAGTTCCTTATACGCTTGGGCTTGAAACTGTGTCACAGATTCAGCGAGTAAGGGGTGAACGACCCCGGATGCACCTTCGAACGGTTGGGTGCGGTCTTCATATTTGAATCCCAGCATATCAAGGCCTTTGACATAGGTATCTTCCCAGTCTTTCCTTGATTCCTTGTCCGTTTCGAAATCGGATATTAGATCTATTGCAAATCTACGTAAGTCTGTTTCGTCAATATATTCTGCTAAATTGTCATCATGGGGAATGTTTGCTGTGTCAATGGGCGCATTAGGATCAAAATTTACATCCGCACCTCCTTCAACTGTTTCAGTTATTTCTATATTAGGATCAGAAACTTTTTCATCAACTCCTAATTGTATCTCTTCTCCAGTAGGTTCTACTTCCAAAGCATTAACCAATGCTCCTAAAGCCGTATCTATATTATCATTTGGATTTTTTGGTGACATTATTTTTTAACGGTTCCCCCTCTTTTATAGATAGGAAGACCTTTGTCAATAATGGCTTGTGCAGCCTTATTTTCCTTGAATAATACCATTGGAACTTCCCATACCCTATTATTATTATCCACTATAACAGTTTTCATAAAATTTGCACCACTTTTTTTCGCTGCCTTCTTCATGGCCCCTTGCGCCATTGGGCCGTAGGCAACTAGGTTTCCTTTAAAATCCTGATTTGTAGGAGATAGTCCCTTATTCTTGACGGCAGCCGTGTTAATTGAAATTCCATCATATCCACCTTCGCGTGCAACCTTCAGCATATATTTCATTACAAATTCATTGTAGTCTTCCGTTTTGCTGAATGGTCCTTGAGGAACACCACTATGGTCTCCTTCCGTCATTTTCTGTTTCTCATCCTTAATTATTTTTCTAACCTTTATACGCTCCTGGTTAAGCCTGTTAAGCCTAGTTTTAATTGCCGGAGTCTGCTTCTGCGCCAACAGATCCTCAATTTTTGATTTTAAAAGAAGTAAATGCTGTTCATTCGCTGTTGCTATTTCCTCCTTCAAATCTCCACGCGGTGCGTACTTACCAGATGCAACGAGCTTGTCATAAGTTTCCTTCTGGTTTTGACTCATCTTTTTGTATTCACCTTCAGGAGTCTTTCCTGCTTTAGCCCAATCAGCGTGCATTCTCTTTAATTCTCTTTGCGCCCTGTTGATCTTCTGGTGCATGTCGGACTGGATCTCCTCTATGTGAAGAAGCCTTCTTCCAAACTGGTCAGCACGGTCACTTGTTCTTGCATGGACAACTCCTCCCTTAAGGTCGGATGGAGTTAAATTAAAATCATGCGCATACTTATAACTCGGTTCATTCTGCCGCAAGCTGCCGGGTCTGTACTTAAATAAAAATTCACGGTAGTTATCACCACCCTCCATCACCTGGGTTCCACGGTGCTGCGGAGATCTGGAATAGGACTTAAACCCAGCTGTCCTTTTGCCCAACCCAGTTGATAGTTGCTGAAGTGTTTCCTTAATTTCAAATGGGAACCTTTGCGGTACACCCTCATCTAATGCATTCCTTACTCCAAAGTTTCGCTCCACCATTTCGTTTATATGTTTAGCGATGTCATCCGCTTCCTTGCCAGTTGGTTTTTCTCTCAGTTGCGGAAGAACAGTCTTGATATAGTCAAAAAATCCCTTTATGGCTGGATCACGGATTTCCTGCGTATCCATTTCTTTTAATTTTTGGGACATGTCAGAAAATATTCTTCCACCTGTTGATTCCCCAAGAACGGTAACTTCCATCTTCGGTGCCATTTCGTCAAATTGCTTAACGAGGACATCCTTTGAAATTGTCTTATTTCCCTGTCTTGAAAGCCACGGTGATAGTGACGTGTCATTAAGCTCCATGTCCTTTATTCGTGGGTATCCCTTTGGATTCAATATTCCATGCTTTCCAATCTTCATGTACTGAAGCCACTGCGTTCCAGTCATGGCCTCTGACGGCGCTCCTATGATCTTTTCACGCGATCCCCAGAACATTGCTCCTGGCTGTTCAGCTACTGATTCCTCTATTATTCTTTGTCCTGCTGTTTTTTTCTTTCCTACTTTGTAATTTAATGTTTTTGTGTAATAATCATCGCCTATAGGTGCAGCACCTTTTTCCTTGTGCCACCACGATTCCGCTTCCTTCTTGAGCCTGAAATCCTTGATGGGGTTTCCTTTCTCGTCGAACACGGCCCAAGGTTTACTTGATGGCTGTGCCTTCTGTACATTCTTGAGAAGATCAGACATTGTAATTTTAGGTTTGTAGGAGGTCAGCTGCCCCAGGACCTTCGGTGCCATTTTCTTCACAAATCCACCTTTTGAAAATTTTTGCATGAATTCAGAACCCATGTATTCTGAAGGATTGTTCATTATCTGCGTAACGGAATCGTCAATCAGTTTTCCATATGGGTCTGGACCTTCTGTTGGTGGAACCGCATTTGGTCTTCTTGCTATTCCGCCTTTGTTATAATTACTTACAATTTTATTCCAATAATTTACACTTGAATCACCGCCATAATGGCTAAGTGCCTTAAACCAATCTCCTTCATAATGATCAACTAATGCTTGTAAATAACGCTTAGCAAAATCTCTTTGTTTAATTGGATCACGCCATTCATTAGAAAAGTTAGTCCATGGTGTAACGCCGTATCCTGGTTTTCTTGCCGTTGAAGGCATAATTTGAAACATACCATGAGCTCTTTCTTTTCTTCCTTCAATAGAAGGACCTATTACATTTGGTCTATTGGTACTTTCTACAAATCCCATAGAATCAAGAA